TCTTGATTACAGCGGGGCATCATTACAAAAAAATGGATTTCCGCGATCAATTAGGATTAGAAAAAGATGTTTTAGTATTTGGTGACTCGGGAGGTTATCAGATTGCAACCGGTGCATTACCATATAGCAATGAATTGCGTGAAAAGATTTTTCATTGGTTAGAAGCAAATAGTGATGTTGCTGCAAACTTAGATATCCCACCTAAGACAAAATATAAAAATAAATTTGTTGAGTGTGCTGACATTAGTTATGATAACTTTGCTTATTTTGAAAAACATCAAAGTGGCAAGACTAAATTTCTTAACATGTTGCAAGGATCTAACACAGATGAGTATACTTGGTGGTATCATAAATTTAAGCATTTTGATTTTCAAGGATGGGCAATTGGAGGTCCGCAGAAATTAGTTGATTTCATGTTTGCGGTATCTTTGATGCTTAAAGAGCGTGAATTTGAAAATGAACGATTAGAATATGTTCACTTACTTGGTATTAGTAAAATATCTGATTTTTTCATTTTAGCAACATTGCAAAAATTGATGAATAAATTGACTAACAACAGAATCTATATCACAACAGATTCTAGTTCACCAGGTCAATATCCAGTATTTGGAACATATCTTCATTCTACAAATTATAAATCACAAACATTCTCGGAATTATATTTTCCAAAGAATGCAGAATATCGTCGACAAGCACATATTCGTCAAGGTAAAACGGGCGAGGTTGCAATTGATTTATCACAACATGTTCCTTGTGCATTAGGATGTCCTGCGTGTGAAGATTTCACTTATGATTTATTAGGTGGTAAAACAGATGCAGGTTTAGATCGTTATTCGCAAGAAGCTATGCCAAGAATGGTTGTACATAATACGCATTTATATGTACAGGCTGCAAATGAAATCAATCAATTGGTTGATAGTCATGTTGAATTATTAGAAACAATGATTCCGAAAGATTTATATGATGTAATTCTTTCTTTGCATGAAATGTTTGCAGACCCAGACAATGCACCACAAGTATACGAAAAATATATCAAAACATATAAAAAATTCGGTGGAAGTAGTATATCCACAACGGATGCAGAACAATTTAATAAATTCTTTACTTTTTAATTGGAATAAAAAATGGAAAAAAGCAAGTTACAATCGTTTATCAATCGTTATTATTTAGCAGGAAACTGCGAAGCGGTTACGTTGAAAGAACAAGATGGCGCAATTGGTTGTGAACTAATTGATATGGATCAAACCATCGTAGGAAAAATTAAATGGAATACCGCACCATTTATGAAAGGTATGTTAGGTATCAATCATACCGGAGCATTAATTAAGATGCTAGGAGCTGTAAATGAAAATATCACAATTGATGTTAAAGAAGCAGCAGGTAAGAATTATGCAATGAAAATTTCAGAAGGTTCAACTCAAGCAACTTTCATGTTGGCAGACACGACAGTTATTCCGGCGGTGCCTTCAATCAATGCAGAACCTGATTATGAAGTTACAATTCCGGTAAATGAAGAATTTATTAGTAAATTCATCAAAGCAAAAAATGCATTACCAGATGCAAAGAATTTTGCGGTGCAAGTTGTAGGCGGCAATATTAAATTTATTATCAATTACTCAACCGTAAATGCAGATAATATCTCTTTTGAAGTAGGAACTACAAATTCCGGTGATATGGATCCGGTTTGTTTCTCAGCAGATAAATTAAAAGAAGTATTAGTATCAAATCGCGGAGATTCCGGAGAATTAAAAGTATCTCCAGATGGCTTAGCTCGTATTGAATTTACTGGTGCTGACTTTGAATCAACTTATTGGTTAGTAATGCTACAAAACTAAGATGGTAGTAAAAATAGTAAATAATTCAGACAATGCACTCCCACAATATGAAACTAATGGGAGTGCTGGTCTAGATATTAAAAGTGCAGAAAATGGACTTTTAAAACCAGGTCAGTTTAAATTGATAACAACTGGTTTGCGAGTTGAAATTCCATATGGTTATGAAATACAAGTAAGACCTCGAAGCGGGTTAGCTAAGAATTATGGTATTACTGTATTAAATAGCCCAGGCACCATTGATGCAGATTACCGAGGCGAAATTGGCGTTATTTTAATCAATCATGGTCAATATGACTTTGAAATTAAATCAGGTGATAGAATTGCACAATTAGTAATAGCTCCGGTGGAACGAATCCAATGGCAAGCAGTAGGTTCATTAGATTCTAGCACAAAACGAGGAGAAAAAGGTTTCGGATCAACAGGTAAATAAATAAATTATGTTTGGACAACAAGAAAATACACTTTGGGTTGAGTCCTTCCGCCCGGATACATTGGAAGGGTATATTGGCAATGAACACATCATTGAAAAAGTTAAAATTTTTATCGAAAATGGTGATGTGCCGCACTTATTATTTTATGGGTCAGCAGGAACTGGTAAGACTACATTGGCCAAGATTATTGCAAATAGCGTCGATGCTGATTTAATGTATATCAATGCATCAGATGAAAACTCAGTAGACGCAGTTCGTGATAAAATTAAGCGTTATGCATCAACAGTAGGATTTCGTAGATGGAAAATCATTATTTTAGATGAGGCAGATTATCTTACACCTAATGCTCAAGCAGCATTACGTAATTTAATGGAAACTTATAGCAAAACAACACGTTTTATTTTAACATGTAACTATGTTGAAAAGATCATTGATCCAATTCAATCGCGTTGTCAGACATTTGCAATTACACCTCCAGGTAAACCAGATGTAGCAAAACGATTGGTTGCCGTTTTAAATGAAAAAGGTGTTGAATATGATATTAAAGATGTTGCTGCAATTATCAATGCATCATATCCAGATATTCGTCGAGCACTTAATGCAGCACAAGCATCAGTTGTTAATGGAAAATTGCAATTAGATAAAGCAAGCGCTATTCAAGCAAATTATATGACTGAAATTTTGGAAGTATTAAAAAATGCTAAAGACAAAAAAGCATCTTTCAATAAGATCCGTCAAATTATTGCAGATAGTAAAGTAAAAGATTTCACACCATTATATACATTTCTTTATGACAGTTTGGATGAGTTTGCAACAGGTCATGTTGCACCATGCATTTTAATTATTGCAGAATCGCAATTCAAAGATGCATCGGTTGTAGATAAAGAAATTAATATTATGGCAATGTTTGTTAATTTATTAGGAGAACTATGAGTAAAATGAATGTTAATATTGGACCTAATGATATGCAACCAATTCAATGCAAAGAATGCGATGGTATGTATTTTCGTCAAGTAATGGCAATCAATAAAGTGTCAAAATTCTTAACTGGAGCTGATAAAGACACAATGGTACCAATTCCGGTATTTCGTTGTGATGATTGTGGCTGTATTCCAGAAGAATTTCAACCAATCAAAGTAAAAAAATAATGTCGATATCATATCATAAAGATTTAGTTACCATTGTGTTTAAAACTTCTAATAGAAGTAATGCAAACACAAAAATGAAATCATATCGAAATAAATCTATAGATGATATTTTAGATGCAAAGAAACTAGTAGGAATACCAGATAAGGCAGTTATATTAGAAATAGGAATGGGTGAACATTTAGAACAACAATATCGTAAAAAATACAATTTATAATGGCAGAAGAAAAGAAAAAAGCAGCTACAATGTTTGATTTTATTGATGGGGTGACTCATAAAAAGAAAGAATGGTCAAAATGGTCCGATGTAGATCAAAAAGCATTCAGCCCTTATATGATGAATCGATTCTTATCAATGCGAATGGAATTAACAGAATTAATCAACGAATTCCAAACATATACAATTGGATTACTTCGTCCGCAAGAGACATATAAATTGTATCATGAATTACTGCCAAATAACAAAACATTTGCAAAATACATAAAAGGCAAATCAGAAGATAAGTTTGACAAAGAATTGGTTGCACAAATGGCTGAACATTATCAAGTAAGCAAATCAGAAGCTTCTGATTATGTTGAATTAATGGATAAAACAAGTTGTGAGCGAATTTTAACAATGTACGGATATAGCGAAGGCGATAAAAAGAAAATGTTGAAAGGAATCAAATGAGTATTAATACGCAAACACACTACAAAGGCAAGGATAGCCTTTATAAATTTGCAGAAGAGTGGGGTTTGAATACCTACGAATTTGATATCATTAAACGCATTGTAAGATGCCGGCATAAAGGTTCCTTTGAACAAGATTTAACTAAGACAAAGGATCTTATTGACATTTATTTGAAAGAACAATTGGATTCTAACAAATAATTCGATATAATATAGAAAAATGGCAAATCACGTTTATAGTTATTTTGAAATTACATTCAAATCAGAAGAAGATTGTAATAATTTTGCAGAATGGATTGGATTAGATCCGAAAGATGAAAATATTGCATGGATGGCTCGAATTGAAGCTTGTTGCAATATCATGATGGATAATTTATATCCTGATAACGAAGATACAAGACAATGGTGGCTTGATAATGTTGGCGCCAAATGGATGTATTTTGATGATGTTGATCGATCAACAGATTCAAGCATAATTATTAACATGACATCTGCGTGGGACTTCCCCGAAGCATTATTTTACAAATTAAGTGATTTCCTTCGCAATCGATATGAAGATGTTGCCATGACTGTCACTTTTGATGACGAAGGTTACAATTTTATCGGCGCAGCAGCATCAAATCAAAAATTCCGAGATATTGATTATTTTCATCCAGACTTTGATGAATTAGATGAATATAAAGATGACGAAGATTGTTGGACAGAAGAATTCTATGAAGAAATGTCTAATATAAAAGATGAATTGTTACAAGATGTTTTAGCATTCATTCAACAAGATTTAGAAAAAGAATAACAAGTTATACAACAAGGAAGCTCGGCAGAAATGTCGAGCTTTTTTTGTGTTTTTGAATTATTTTTCTTATATTAATAGTATGAAAGCTGGACAATATGTAGCACCTATCTATCGTTTATCACTACGAGACCCTGAAACGGTGCCAAGAAGAATATCTTACTCGCAATGGTCAATGTATGAACGATGTCCATTATCATGGAAACTTGCCTACATTGATGGTCTAGCTCCATTCCAAGCATCCATTGACACAACCTTTGGTACTGCCTTTCACGAGACATTTCAATACTTCCTCACGGTAATGTATAATGAATCTGTAAAGAAAGCAGAGAATTTAGATTTTCGTAGCATATTGCAAAATAAGCTTCGTGAAGAATACGTTAAGTGCGTAACAGAAATGGGTGGAGAACATTTTTCTAATCCATTGCAATTAGCAGAATATCTTGAAGATGGCGTTGCTATATTAGAATGGTTTAAGAAACGCAGAGCACAATATTTTTCTTCAAAGGGCTGGGAGCTCGTAGGCATCGAATTAGATTTATGCGTTCAAGCATCAGAAAACAATCCTTCAGTTTATTGGTATGGTTTCATCGATGTTGTAATGCGTCATCCGGCAACCAATCGTATTGTGTTGTTTGATATTAAAACATCACGCTCAGGTTGGAATAAATATCAAAAATCAGATTCATTGAAATCTGCTCAATTGGTTGCATATAAAACTTATTTTTCAAAGCAATTCGGTGTACCACAAGAAAATATTGATGTTGAATTCTTTATTGTAAAACGCAAATTGATTGAAGATTCAATGTTCCCACAAAAGCGCATTCAAAACCATCGTCCATCAGCTGGCTCCGTTACTCAAAAGAAAGTACAGCGTCAAATTGATGCGTTTGTTGAAAATTGTTTTGATGCAGAAGGTAATAAACAAGCAGACGCAGTATATCATGCATTTTCGGGCAAAGGCGATAAGAATTGCAAATATTGTCCATTTAAAACGGATTATGTAAATTGTCCGAAAGAAAATAGGATTCGAGAATAATTTTTTATATAATATATTATGTTTCACCATAAGCACATATATGTATATCAATTTGAAATGCGTAATCATTCAACTTGGCAAGGTACGCACTTTACTACGCAAGAATATACATTATGTACAAATCATGATGGTCCGACAAGCAAAGAAAATAAAAAATTGTTAGAAGAAGCACTTCGAATAGTTTATGGATATATGCCTAAGGGCGTTAAATTTTTGTATGAAAAATTATGACACGAGTAGCAGTTATAGGAAATACAAATTGGCAGAACAAACGCAAAGTACAAGAAACATTACGTAATTTAAAACAGAAATTTGGTAATGAACTTATTGTGTTAGGCGCTGGCGGCACAGAAGGTGCAAATAGTATGGTAAGAAAATTTACTTTAGAATTTGGAATGCAATATGAAGAATATAATCCATCATTTTCAGGTTACAATGTACATTCTGCAATGCCGGAATCATATTATGGAAAATCTTATCATTTTAGTCAGCTACATCACCGTATGAAACTAATTGCAGAACGATGTGATTATATGATTATAATGAACAATGAACCAAAATTAGATCCGGTGCTAAAAACCGCATATACAAATACGAAAAAACTAGAAAAACCAGTGGTTATACTAGGTTAATACATATTTATAATAAAGTTATAACAAAAGGAAAAGTTACGAATGGAGTTACCAAAATTACAAAAAATTGACCCGAACAAGTCTAAAAAGAAAAAAATTCTGTTATTAGCAGATGATTTCCGATTACCATCTGGCATCGGCACTATTAGCAAAGAAATCATTTACAATACCGTTCATCATTATGATTGGGTACAATTAGGTGCCGCATTACAACATCCAGAACATGGTAAAGGTATTGACTTATCTCAAGTAATTGCTCAAGAAACTGGAGTAGCAGATGCAAATGTTAAATTAATTCCATGGTCGGGATATGGCGATCGCAATGTTTTATTTGCACTCATCAATCAAGAACAACCAGATGCAATTTTCCACTTTACCGATCCTCGTTATTGGACATGGTTGTATGCATTAGAGCATGAATTAAAAACTACTTATAATATTCCATTGGTTTATTATTCTATTTGGGACGATTTACCTTATCCGATGTGGAACGCACCATTTTATGGTAGCTGTGACTTAATTATGGGAATTAGTAAGCAATCTGATAATATACACAGAGAAGTTCTTAAACAGAACGGTTTTGGCGTTGTAGATTATGATAAACATGATTCGGCTCCGCTGGATTTAAAATGGAATGATATAGTTACAGGATATGTGCCCCATGGATTAAATCATAATAAATTCAAACCAATTAAAATGGATGATGAATTGTATAAAAAAATGCATGATCATTTCAAAAAAGAAAATGACATTGATTTCATGGTATTTTGGAATAATCGTAATATTAGAAGGAAACAACCGGGAGATGTTATTCTAGCATTTAAAACGTTTGTTGATTCATTACCAGAAGACCAAAAGAATAAAGTTGGATTAGTAATGCATACTCAACCAGTTGACGACAATGGCACTGATTTAATTGCAGTAAGAGATGCAGTAGCACCCAATTGTAAAATAATCTTTTCAGAACAAAAGCTAGCAGCAGAAGAACTTAATGCATTGTACAATGTAGCAGATGTTGTTGTCAATATTGGTAGCAACGAAGGTTGGGGTTTAAGTTCAACAGAAGCAATCTTAGCTTGTACGCCGATTATTAACAATGTCACCGGTGGATTACAAGATCAATGCGGATTTGAAGATGAAGATGGTAATTGGCTTCGTTTTAATGGAGAATTTGCAACCAACCATACCGGTAAATTTACAAAACATGGTCTTTGGGTAAAACCAGTATTCCCAACTAATCGTTCACTTCAAGGTTCGCCGCAAACACCATATATCTTTGATGACCGAGCTCAATTTGAAGATGTTGCTGATGCAATTAGATATTGGTATGATTTGCCATTTGCTACTAGATTCATGCATGGAATGATTGGCCGAGAATGGGCAATGCAAAATGGTTTAACTGCAGAGCAAATGGGTGAAAAAATGATTCATATGATTGATTACTTATTCAACGCCCAAAAAGAATCAAGGCCATCATATACGTTAAATAAAGTTACAAAAAACAAATACGAAAACATAGGAATAGTATAATAATGAAAAAAGTAGTTATAGCATCACCAGTAGCCACACAATCTGGATATGGTCACCACGCCAGGGAAATCATTGATAACATTATCAAACATAAATCTGAAGATTGGGATATTAAATTGATTTCTTTGCCATGGGGGCATACACCATTTACTTATCCATTAACTGAAGATATACGAAATCGAATGATACAAATTCCATTGCAATATCATCCAGATATCTGGATTCAAGTTACTGTACCAACTGAGTTTCAATCAATTGGTAAATTTAATATTGGCGTAACAGCTGGGACAGAAGGAGATATATGTCCACCAGAATGGATAGATAAGTTAAATACAATGCAAATAGTCATTGTTCCTAGTACATTTACTAAAGAAGTATTTGAAAATACTGCAAAACAACATAATAAAGTAATTACTGCAACAATTCATGTACTTCCAGAATATTATGATGAAACAATATATTCTGGAAACTCGAGCTCGAATTTAGATATCTTAAATCAAATTCCGGAGTCTTTTGCGTTTTTAACAGTAGGACATTGGTTGCAAGGTGCATTAGGTGAAGATCGTAAAAATATTGCAGGCGTAATTCATTGTTTTTTACATACATTTAAAAATCAAAAAGATCAGCCTGCATTGATATTAAAAACAAGTGGCGCGACATATTCGATACTAGATAAATACGAAATTGAAACTAAAATCAATTCTATAAAAAATATGTTTCCTAAAGATCGTTTACCTAACATATATTTATTGCACGGCGATTTAACTGATAATGAAATGAATGCATTATATAATCATTCAAAAGTTAAAGCTATGATATCATTCACTAAAGCTGAAGGGTTCGGCCGTCCATTATTAGAATTTTCAACAACTAGTAAACCAATTATAGCACCACATTATTCAGGTCAAGCTGATTTTCTTAAAAAAGATTTTATTTGTGCCGTGCCTGGTGGATTAACTGAAATACATCATAGTGCACAAAATGAATTTTTAATTGCAGGCTCGAAATGGTTTACGCCGGATTATGGCCAAGCATCTGCAGGATTAAAAGATATTCGTAAAAATTACAAAAAATGGCTAGAATTAGCAAAACGACAAAAATACTTTGCAAAATCATCATTTAGTAAAGATATTGTATCTAAATTATATGAACCAATTTTAAATGAAATTGATAAACGAACTGATGCACTTCCTAAACAAATTTCATTGAATTTACCAAATCTTAAAAAAGTTGAATTGCCTAAATTGAAAAAGGTAGATGCATGAAAATAAATTATGCAATAACAGTATGTAATGAGTTTGTTGAAATCCAACGGCTCATTACATTTTTATTAAAAAATAAAAGAATACAAGATGAAATAGTAGTTTTAGTTGATATGACTAAAAACGAACCAACATCTGAATTGTTAGGATATTTACATAGATTAAGTAGCAACGATTATATCCATTTATCAGAACAAAATTTTAATAACCATTTTGCAGACTGGAAAAATTATTTAACTAGTATATGCAATGGCGATTATATTTTTCAAATTGATGCTGATGAAATACCACATGAAAAACTTTTAGAAGTTCTGCCAGAAATATTAGAAGAAAATTTTGATTGTGAAGTATTCTTAGTACCTCGAGTTAATACAGTAGAAGGTTTGACTCAAGACCATATCAATAAATGGAGATGGAATGTTAATGAACAAGGATGGGTAAATTGGCCAGATAATCAATGGCGAATTTGGAAAAACAAACCTGAAATAAAATGGATTAATAAAGTTCATGAAAAATTAGATGGATATAAAGTATGGAGTATATTACCCGAAATGGAAGAATTTGCACTTTACCATCCTAAAACAATTGAACGACAAGAAAAGCAAAACGATTTATATGAAGGTTTAGCGAATTTTATAACAATGAGTTGAATATGATCACATTTTGTATATCTACATATAATAATTTACCATATCTTAAATTAGCTATTGATTCGGTTAGAAAAAATAGTTATTTTAAAGATGCGCCATTTATTGTGCATGCAGAAAATTGTACCGATGGAACTAATGAATGGTTATTTGAGAATCGAGATAAATATAATTTAACTTTACTTGTAGAACCCGAAAATATTAAAGTTCGGGGCATCGGGGGTGGAATGAATATTTGTGCCGATCATGTTGAAACTGAATATATAATGTTTTTACATTCAGATTTTTATGTAACTAAAAATTGGGATAAAGCATTGTTAGATATTCACGAAAAATATCCCAATGAAAAATTATGGGTTAATTCCCACCGAGTTGAACCTGATATGTTTAACAACCCATCACAAAGGCCGGGCACTGCAATAGTTCCTAAAGAAATATTCGGAGCATATTATCATGATTTTGACTCAGAATATTTTGAAGCGTGGGTAGAAGATTTTATTAAGATCAATAAAAATATTGAAATTCCCAAAGGCGAAGGTGTATCTGGCTTAGTTAAAAAATCAGTTTGGGATGAAGTTGGAGGTAATGATCCATTATTTTCTCCCGCATCATGGGAAGATATGGACTTATTTTTACGAATGCTTCAAAATGGCGTTAGATTCATATTACCAACAAATTCAGTTGTATGGCATTTCGGCGCACGGGGCAGTCATAGATTAGAAGAAAATCACGGACAGTCATCAGAACGACAAAGAAAAGCTGAATATGAAAATGCTAAAAAATGGTTGGAAAAATGGAAAAAGATGCCTATATTTGATGAGTATGGAATGATAAAAGGAATAGGATAAATATATGGAAAGAAAAATTAAATTAATTACAAATTGCGAACGTCCGCCAAATTACTTAATGGATATTGCAATTAAATATTGGTTACGAACATTTAAAGAATCAGAATTGATTTTTTTAGTAAATAACATATCACATTTTGATATGGTTGAATCTTTAAAAGAAAAATACAATATCAATGCAAAGCGTGTACATTCAATTGATGATATATATGATGCAAATCAATGCGTCGTATGGGATGATTTAGAAGAATATGATTATGGATTATATCATGATAGAGAAGCCCCGATCATTAACGCAGTACAACATAAATTATTGCAAGAAGGCGTAGATGTTGTAATATTTTTAGACCGAGATGAAATTTTATATCATCCTAATTTACGAGAAGTATTAAATACATTTCCGGAGCCAGTTATTAGACCACGCGGAATTGAAGTAATACAATATGGAAATGAAGAATCATATAATGACGAACTTCCATTATACAAACAACGTAAATATTTACGTTACTTTCCATCTAAAAGTAAAGCGTGTATAGTACGACAGCCAGTTCATTGGATGATTGGTCGCCATGGCACGTTGTGTGGCAGATGGCCGCATGCGGATGTGAAAGCACACCCTGAATTACAAACACACCCAGATGCAAATACAGATGAATATGCAGATCTTTATTTAGTTCATTTTGATAAAATTGATATTGATTTAATTTATCAACTTCGTATGGAAAGTCAATCTTTATTTAAAACTAACGATAGACATACAGGCGTAATTGATGTTGAAAAATTTAGTATGTGGTTTAATGAAGCTGCATTAAATGGTGAACTTTATGAAGATAATGATAATTTTTTAGAACGAGTAGATATATGATAATAACTTTAACTAAGTTCGAAGATGTTTTAATATTTTCTCCAACAGTGCATCGCGATGATAGAGGATTTTTCCTAGAATCATTTAACAAAGAAATACAAGATGCAATATCTGATGAATTAGTACAAGATAATCATTCATTATCTAAAAAGAATGTATTTCGAGGATTACATTATCAATGGGATAAACCCATGGGTAAATTAGTTCGGGTAGTACACGGATCTGGATTAGATTTTATTGTAGATATCCGCAAAGATTCAAAAACATATGGTCAATATATTACTATACCGTTATCTGATCAAAATTTTAATATAGTATGGGTGCCAGGTCATTATGCACATGGTTTTTTATCATTGCAAGATAATACTCAGTTAACATATAAAACATCAGCATATTATAATAGCCAAGCAGATGGTTGTATTAATCCTTTATCAGCTGAATTAAATTTAAAATTTCCAATTGACAATTTAGATGTGATTTTATCAGATAAAGACAAACAAGCACAATCATTTACAGAATATAAACAGAATCCTAAATTTTAACATATGAAAAAAATACTAGTAGCCGGCGGCGCAGGATATATCGGGTCTCGTTTTTGCAATGAATTATCAAATGACTATGATATTACTGTTATAGATTTATTTTGGTTTGGAGATCATTTAGTTGATAATATAAAAAGAATTAAAAAAGATATCGCCGAACTACGAGTAGATGATTTAAAAGATTTTGATGCTGTTGTATTTCTAGGAGGATTATCAAATGACCCAATGGCTCAATTCCGACCAGATTTAAATTTTAATGGGAATAGTTCAATACCTACGTATTTAGCATATATTTCTAAACAAGCAGGAATTAAAAGATTTATATGTGCTAGTTCATGTAGTGTATATGGATTTACTGATAATCAAACATTAACCGAAGAAGATTTTGTAAAACCAGCATACGCATATGGAATTTCAAAATTACAATGTGAAAGTGGCTTAATGATTCTAGAAGATGAAAATTTTAGACCGATCATGTTTAGAAAAGGTACCGTTGGCGGATTTTCTCCTAGGATGCGTTATGATTTAGTTGTTAACACAATGATTATGTCGGGAATTTCGAAAGGCAAAATTACGGTAAATAGTGCAAACTTATGGAGACCGTTGATTGATATACGAGATGTCATACAAGGTTATCGTTTAGCATTAGAAGCTGATTTATCAATATCGGGCGTATTTAATTTATCAGGATTTAATTTTACAATTGGAGAATTAGGAACCATGATAACTAAAGAATTAAATGATAGAGGATATAATGTAGAATTAGAAATTTTAGAAAATCCGGATATTAGGAATTATAAAGTTAGCACTAATAAAATTGAAACTCAATTAGGATACAAACCTAGATATACGCCTGCAGATACTATTAAAGAACTATTTGAAAAAATTGATTTTTCTAAATATGATTTTTGTACTCCAGAATTTTATAATATTGAAATCTTTAAAGAAGTAATATGAAAATTTTAATAACAGGCGGTTCCGGATTGTTAGGATCTAATTTAATATTGGAACTAAAAAATAGAAATATTGAATATGTAGCACCCGCACATGATGTATGCGATATTACCAAGTATGAACAACTAGAAACTGTTATTTCACAGATAAGACCAAATATAATTGTTCATTGCGCAGCAATTGCTAAGTTTGCAGATGTTGAAACAAACCCAATATTAGCATTAGATGCCAATATTATTGGTACTACGAACATTACAAAAATTTGTATCAAATATAATATCAGACTCATATTCATATCAACGTCGCACGTCTTTGATGGCAAAAAAGGTATGTATGATATTAATGATCAAATTAATCCATTAACTAAATATTCTAAAACTAAAGCAGCTGGAGAATATATTGTATCATGTTATGAAAATTCTTTAAGTATTCGTACTGAATTTTGCGGCATAGATTTTCCATTTGATACTGCATATACGGATAAATGGTCTTCAAAAGAATATGTTGATAATTTAACGCCCACCATGGTAGATGCAATTGTTAGTAATCAAACTGGCATCACACATATTGCTGGTGAACGTAAATCATTTTATGATTTTGGTTTAGAACGAAATCCAAATGTTAAGCCAGGCAGTATTAAAGAAATACAATCAGTATCTAAAGTTCCCATTTTAGTGGATACTAGTTTGAAATGTTATAATAAATTTGGACTTTAGAAAAATTTTAAATATAATATTATAAACAATAAAAAAGGTATAATATATGTTAAACTATGAAAACTTAATTGGTAGATTTGAAGAAGTGATCCAATCAAAAGAATGGTCAGAATTACAAGACAAATTTAACAAATCTAACAACATTTACATTTTAGGCCATGGCGGCAATTTAGCAGTAGCAGATCATGCCGCGGCGGATATCACCAGATTATCAAACGGACAACGTTTAGCACAAGCACCAGGTTCTGCAATTTTAGCAACATCACTTATTAATGATACAGATTGGGATCAATGGATGGTATCATGGATGGAAGCATTTACTAGAAACCGTACTGAAGAACAAATTTCTCAATCATTGGTATTAGGAATTAGTTCGTCTGGTCGAAGTAAAGATATTATTAAGGCATTACAATGGGCTAATACGAGAGGATTGAATACGGCTTGTATTACATCACATGCTCTATCTGAAAAAGTAGAAAATTGCACAACGGTGGAATTAGGAGCAGAATATTATCATACTGCGGAAGTTTTAACATTATTATTAACATACGAATTGACACATGGATCTGGCTGTGCTACTCCACCAATTAATAATAATCGTCCAGAAGAATTAAAACAATTGAATTGGAATAAAGGAATTCGTAAACATTCATATCCAGATGAGACGATTAATTTAGGTATTGATTTTGATGGCGTAATTCATAAAAATTCAAAAGGATATCATGATGGGACAATTTATGATGAGCCAGTTGATGGAATTGAAGCTGCATTAAAAACATTATCTAAACAATATACATTAATTTGTTACACAGCAAAAGCAAAACCAGATAGAGGTTTAGTAAATGGCAAAACTGGAACACAATTGGTATGGGAATGGTTAGAAAAACATGGTTTAGATAAATATATTTCAAAAGTCACTGCAGAAAAACCTAGAGCAGTTGCATATATTGATGATAAAGCATTTCGTTTTACTGATTGGAATTCATGCATCGCCGATTTAAAAAATAATGGAGTATTGTAAATGGATATTACAATTGTAATTCCAGCTCGAGCTGGCTCAACTAGAGTAGTAAATAAAAATTTTAAACCATTTGCAAATTCTAGTTTAATAGAAATAAAAATCAAACAAGCCAAAAAATTAGGATTACCAATAGTTATAGATTCTGATAGCAATGTGGCTAAAGACTTAGCAGCTAAGTATGGTGTTGAATATAAAAGACGTCCGGATTTTTATGCTAGTTCAGAATGTAATAATAGTCAATATTATGAATATTTAGGTAATAGCGTGTCTACTAAATATATAATGATACTTCAACCAACAGCTCCATTATTAAAAGATGAAACTTTAAAAAATTGTTACGAAGAATTTGAAAAAAATTGTAATCAATATGATTCTTTAGTAACTGCACTATTTGCAAAAAAACATGCATGGTATAAAGATTCGCCAATTAATTATGATTTAGCAAATACCCCAAACTCTCAAGATCTAGATCCTATAAAATTACCAACCTTTAACGTAATGATTTCAGAAATATCTAGTTTGTTACGAACAAAAAATGCAATAACGAATAATTGTTTATTTTATCCAATTGAAGAAGCTGAAGGCATTGAGATTGATACTCCATTAGATTTTGAAATTGCAGAATTCTTATATGAAAGAAACCATGGCAATCAATAATATACATTGTTTAGCATTAAATTATCGAGGTATAGGATTATTGGATCAAGATCCAATCTATTTTCTTAAATCTACTAGTTGTTTATCAAAAGAACATTCAACTATTCCATATCCTAAATATAAAGTTGATAATGTATGGACTGAAGTTGAATTAGGAATACTAATTGGACAAGATTGTGAAAATGTATCAGAAGACGATGCGTATAATGTAATTGAAGGTTTCTTTGTTGCCGGAGATATTACATGTAATAGTATTTATGATCGCGATCATCATTTAGCATTTTCTAAATCTAGAACTGGATTTTGTCCTATATCATCTAATGTTACGCATTTAGATTTAAGAAATAAAACATTGGAAATGAAAACATTTATAAATGGCGTAGAACTTCAATGCGGTAATACTTCAGATATGATAATGAACCCATATCAATCTTTAAGTTATATTTCCAAATTAGTTAAGTTAAATAAAGGTGATATAATTTTAACAGGAACGCCTACTACAATTAATGGCGGACCACAAGTTGATTGTTTAGTTAAACCAAATGATGTTATCAAACATAGTATCGAATCAATTGGCGAATTAAATTATAAGTTTAGCATATGAATATATTAGTAACTGGTGGTTGTGGTTTAATTGGATCTAATTTAGTAACTGCATTAAAAAAATTAGATCATAACGTAATTACTGTAGATATTAATGAATCAGCTGATTATGTATTAGATATTAGTATGGATGATTTATTACAAATTGAAGAACCAATTGATGTAATATATCATTTAGCAGCACAGCCATATGGAAGAGGTTCTGAAATAGATCCGTCGATGGACTTAGAATTTAATATACGAGGTACGATGCGTATTTGTTATTTAGCAGAATATAAACAAGTTAAACATATCGTATATACATCTACGATGGCTGTTTATGGAAATAATGATAACGCATCTGAAATTGATAAATTAGATCCATTATCTAATTATGCAGTAAGTAAATTATCAGCTGAATACTATCTTAAGAAATTTGCACAACAATATAATTTTACATATTCTATTCTAAGATTATGGAATACATATGGCCCGGGCCAGGATTTATCAAATGAATACAAAGGCGTTGTTTCTGCATTTGCAAATCAAGTTATTAATAGTAATACAATCAATGTAACAGGTTCGTTAGATAGATATCGTGATATTATTTATGTAGATGATGTAGTAAATGCATTACTATTAATGTTATCTGTTAACTATTCGGATACATTTAATGTATCAACTGGTATTAAAACTACAATAAAAGAATTGATTCACGCTTTAATTAAAGCTAATGGTAATGAATTAATTGATTATGATATTGTTGATATTGGCGGACATCCGGGAGATCAATTCGGATGCATTGGAAATTCTGATAAATTAAAAAACTTAGGGTGGAATCCAGAAACAACATTAGAAATTGGCATTAATAAATTTTTAACATATATAAAAGAACAAAATGCAAAATAAAACATTAGTAGAAATACTAAAACATCATAAATGGGATTGTGATAAAGACCCGCATTGTGGAAATAAAATGTTCCCAGGGCATACTTATCTAGAAGTATATGATCGATTATTCAGTGTATATCAACATGAAGATATCAATGTATTAGAAATTGGAATTCTGCGTGGTACTTCTATGAAATTGTGGCATGAATATTTTTCTAAAGCAACAATTTGGGGAGCAGATACATTTGAACGAACTTCTTGGGTTGGATGCACATTAAATGAAGTTACAGAAACACTTAAAGATTATACTAGAACAAAATTAGTTCAAGTAAATTCATGTTCAAATGATTTTAATGCCATGATTGAACGCAATAAGTTTTTAGAAAGTATTCCAGATGGATTTTTTCATGTTATTATCGATGATGGATCGCATGAATTAAATGATCAGGTACAAACTTATAATAACTTCAAATCTAAATTGAATAAAGATGGAATTTATATCGTAGAAGATATTGGTATTACTAATAGTATGGCAATTGAACCAAACTTATTAATTAACGAAATTCCAGAACTTCATCTAATTGATATGCGTTTTCCGGAAAAATATGATAACGCGCTAGCAATTTATTATGATTCAGAATCTATTCATTTTAAACATCATGATGAATATATGTTAAGTAAACATTGGGAAACAGCGCCAGAATTTACACATGAATACATTTTAAACAAACAAAGAGAACAATAATGCGAGTAGTTTTAGTAAGTAAAGGACCATCTGCGAGACATATTCCTAAGAGTGATGATTATAAAATTGCAGCATTGAATGATGCTATTATTTTATGTGAAGAAGTTGATTACTTTTTTTGTCACGATCAAGATAATATTGATATTATTGATCCAAATGAATGGAAAAAAGTTAAGAATTTTATTATGCCATATTATCCACAAAAGCGTCATCCAGGTGGATTTAGTGAAGATAATAATTATCATGTTTGGATGGATGATGTATTAAAAATTAATCCAGACTGCAAATTCCATTTTGTTGCATTAGGAGTCCATGGCATGAATGGATTGATTTGTCCTTCTGATATTCCGCATATGGGAGAAACTTACTCCGTCCTACAGACAGCAGCAACTTGGTTGGGAATGAGCGGTGTTACTGAGTTGGTAACTTGTGGTATTGATCCGGAGGGAGGTTATCACCCTATGTTTGAGCACAAGTACTTAGGAGAAAGACGTAATCAGAAGTCGGTATGGACTCCAGAAATGGCTAAGGTTACAGAAGATAAATTCCACAACATAGCTAGACAGTATAATTATACTGTTTATAGACTAATGGACGATGGAACAGCCCTGCAGTCATCATAATAATTTAAAACAAAATAATTTAAAAGCATGGAACATTTTTGGCAAAACGTAGAAGGGTACTTAGACCACTTCGACTTATATGATTTAGCTGTTAGCAAGTTTGATAAGGGAACTTTCGTTGAGATCGGAACCTTTGCCGGTCGTAGTAGTGCGTACTTGGGTACCGAGATACACAACTCAGGAAAAAAAATTAAGCTACACACTGTAGACCATTTCAGCATATCTGTCGACAGTAGTGCAAATTCTACAGACTTCTACGAACGAGTTGTGGAAACACTGAAACCACTACAACATTGCGTATCGGTTATTAAAGGCAAGTCTGTAGAGGTCTCAAAGCAGTTTGCAGATGACTCTATAGATTTTGTATTCATAGATGCATCTCACGACTATGAGAGCGTTAAGGAAGATATCGAAGCTTGGTTGCCTAAAGTTAAGGTTGGTGGTATAGTAGGAGGCGATGATTACCAATGGGAAGGTGTCATTAAAGCAGTACAAGAACTAGTACCAGATGCTAAAGCTATCGGGGTGAGAGATTCTAATTGGTTTTGGGTAAAGGAGTAATTTATGAGAATATTAAGTACATTAGCTTGTTATGCTGGTAATTCAAATCCGTATTTAAAACCAGTAGTTGAAGAATTAAAAAAAGTATCTGATGTTGTAGTATTTTCACCAGAACGCATAGATATTGATGGTGTCACCACTGAAATTCGAGATAAATCGTTAGGTCATTCTTTAGTTTTTGAACCTAGACAATATATGTTAGATCATTTAACAGAATATGATTATTTTTTATATAATGAAGATGATATACTTATCAATGCTGATTCTTTATTATATGCAATCGATGTTAATGAAAAATTACAAAAACAGAACATACAATATAATGTTGGTTTTTTAAGATTTGAATTAGAAAATGAAAAAGAAGAATTTGTAGATTTAGCTCCATATAATTCAGTTCATTTAGGCGGTAATGGCGTATCTGATATAATACGATATATAACTAAAATCAATAATGAATATTATTTCAATGCATGGAACCCGCATAGTGGAAACTTTTTATTATCACAAAAACAAATAACATTATTAACAAACGGCAATCATTTTCCGACATCAGCTGTAGCTACCTACGCTGGTATATTAGAAAGTGGCGCAACTGGCTTTAATGATGTTATTCGTAAGTTTACCCCAATACAAGATTATAAAAAGTTAATGGTACATCATATGAGTAATAAATACATATTCAATCCAGTTAAAGTTGATTGCAATTTATTAGATAATTTTTTTAAATTCTTACCAGAAGATTTACCACAATATTATTTGAATTTATAATATGATTGTTACAATTCACCAACCAAATTTTATGCCATGGTATCCATTTTTTCAAAAGATACAACAAGCAGATATATTTGTTTTATTAGGACATTGTCAATTTGAAAAAAACGGATTTCAAAATCGATTCAATATGGATGGCAAATGGAATACGATGAGCGTTAAAAAAGGATTAGAATTTATCAACACAAAACAATATATTGACGCAAAGAAAGATTGGGAACGGATTAAAAATTCTATACCAAAATATAAACATATTTTATCAGAAATGGATGATTTAATATCTGATAATTTATATCAAACGAATTCATCTATTATTCGATATCTAGTTAAAAAATTAAATATTGATACTATTATAGTAGAAGATTATGAAACAGATTTAACTTCTACTAGTAGATTAGTAGATATATGTAAAAGAAATGGCGCTACTACTTATTTAGCAGGACAAGGCGGCAAAGATTATTTAAACGAAGAATTATTCAATATTGAAAATATACAAGTAGTATATCAAGAAAATATGAATAGGATTCACACATTGGAGTATCTAAATGAAATTTCTAAATTTTAATAAAGTTTTATGTTTATCTCCGCATCCAGACGATGTAGAATATAGTATGTTAGGTACTATATTAAAATACAATGAAACTAAATTTTATTTATTGCAATTAGCACAAGGTGGCGATTGTGATGAATCAACAGGCGAACATCGATTAAAAGAAGTTGAAAATGTATGGAAAACTGCAGGATGTACTAATCTGCAAATTATAAATACATCATATAAATTTATCAAAGATATTCCAGAAGAAAATTGGATCAATTTAATTGAAACCATACTTAAGAATACAGATGAAGAATTTGATGCTATTTTTCTTCCAAATGAAACTGATTCTCATTTCGAACATAGATATGTTTCTGGTTTTGGTTCTGCATTGATTCGTAATAGTAAAATTAGTTTGATACAATATTATACGCCAAGCACGCAAGATGCATGGCAATCTAATTTATATGTAGATATTGAAACACAATATAATAAAAAATTAGAATCATTGAAAATGTTTACGAGTCAGCAACATCGTTATTATTTTACTGAGGATGTGTTACGAGCATTTCATAGTGACTTTCAATGTTCTAAAAAAAAATTACATTATGTTGAAAAATATAGAATTTTAAATTTATTTGATTGATATGGATAATTTAGTTTTTTTATTTAAGTCACACGCACCGCACGTTCATTATACTAAACAGTTAATTGAGACAACTGCAAAACATAACAAAGATAACATTCCAGTATATGTTTCGATACCAAAACATCAAGAACAATTATTTAAAGATGTACTCGGCACATCAGATTACACAATGATATTTGATGAGGATGTTATACAAGGTTCTATAGATCAAAATTGGTTTACGCAACAATTGGTTAAAATGAAATTCAGTGAAATGAATTTATGTAACAATTATCTATGGGTAGATGGCGATTCATATTTTATTCGAGATTTCTTTATCAGTGATTTTATGTTTGATGAAGAAACACCTTATACAACTATGCATGAAAATAAAGATTTATTTCAATGGATGGCAACTAAAGGAAATTTATTAGATAATGTTAAACAGTCATATGAACAAGATAGAAAAACCATAATGGATTTATTTGGACGTAAGGGTAAATTTTATGATTGGACATGTCCTAATTTATGGTCCGTTAAAGTTTTTGATCATATGAGAGAACATTATTTAGAACCAAATGAATTATCATATGAACAACTATTACAAGTAATCCCAGGAGAATTAATCTGGTATGGCGAATATGTTTTAGCATCAGAAGCTATACGATTAGTTCCATGCGAATCATGGTTCAAACCATTTCATTATTTAGAACAAATGACTGATTTTAAACAACAAGGCAATACAGAAGAAACGATTGCAAAGAATTTTTTAGGTATAGTTATGCCTAGTAAAGAAACATCTCAATTAAGATTTTAATATGTTAATAGCAACACTCAATCACAATTTACCTACATGGACAGATAATTTAGTAAATCAATTACGCCGAGATACGTACTTTGAAAAATGTGAGCTAATGGTATTAGATAATGGTTCTTCAGAATCGTTAGCACAATCGACTACACATCGTTTAGATGAAAATATATTCTTCGGCGGAGGTTTTAATGTAGTATTAGATTATTTTTTACAAACAGATCATGAGTATCTTTACTTTTTAAATAATGATCTTGTATTTCATGGTCCAGCATTCTTATCAACATCGATTCGAGAAGCTTTAGAATCAGATGCATCGGTTTATTCGCCATCGGTTATCAATGCATCGATTGATCAATGTCATTGGAAACAAATGTGGAATTGGGGTCAAGGATTACGCAACGTACGTTGGATTGATTTTCAGGCTCCATTAATACGTAGAGATATCTTAGAAAAAATAAAACAGTTTCCAAATGAATTAATATACGGATGGGGCTTAGATTTTTATGCAGGTTGTATTGCTGACCAATATGGAATGAAAACCATTGTGTCAGACAACAATACTATTGCACATATGAATTCATTAACATTTAAAGAAAACAAGATAAATATCGGAGTCTCAGAATTTTGTAGGAACGCAGAATCAAATATGAATTCGTATTTTTTGAATTCTGAATTTAATTCCTTATATTCTAATATGAGACAATACGGAGAAAACTATACAATATGATATCACTAATTATACCTAGTTACAACAATTTGCGACATTTAAAAAATGTATATGCAAGTATTCAAAAACACGCACCAGAAGCAGAAGTTATTTTATTAGATGATGGGTCAACTGATGGCACTAAAGATTGGATACAACAACAAAACTGTATTACATATAGAAGTGAAGAACGAGTGGGCCATACAATATTATATGATAAAGGTATCGAGCTCGCTACAAATGATATAGTGGGTATCTTACACGCCGATATGATTATTGGTCCTTTGTATATCGAAAATATGTTAAAGCACTTACAACCAGGGAAAGTTGTATGTGCGACCCGTATAGAACCACCTTTACACCCAGAAGGAAAAGAAAAGATCATAATGGATTTCGGACAAGACTTTGATACCTTAGATATCAATGCATTTGAAGAATTTGTTATGCATAAACAAGAAGAAGAATTAGATAAAGTAACATATGGAATGTTTGCGCCATGGATTCTTTATAAAAAAGATTTTCAAGCTATTGGAGGTCATGACCCGTTATTTGCCCCGTTCCCATATGAAGATTCAGATATCTTCCAACGTTGGATATTAGCAGGATATGAATTAATACAGAGTCGAGATGCATTTGTATATCATTTAACATGTAGAGGCCATCGATGGACAGAACAAGTAGGGCAAGATGATGATTACTTTAAACAAGTTTCAGAAAAAGCTGGCAGAAACTATTTAAGAAAATGGGGTAGCTGGATTAAAAATAACGAATGGCAGTATCCTATTATTTTACCAAAATACAATATTGCCTTCCGCGTAGAAAATTGTTCTCAAGATTTATTGCGTTTATTAGAGCCATGTTGCGATAGAATATATTCAGATGCAGAATGGATGAAATATATTACGTTAGAACAACCTAAAACTAAATATGATTTACGTAAACGATGTCATTCACTAACAGACATTGATCGATATGATTATGATGATATTGTAGTTGAAATAGACGGTAAACGATTTACTCAACAAGATTATAATTTCATAGAAAATCTATCAGCAATTATACAAGATTCGGGAGAGGTCGGTATGTTTCAATTGGGCAATTTAAAAATATCCATCATGAACATACAAGATCTTGTAAATGAACTCATTATTTGCAAGTAATCTCTTTTGTCATATATTTATACAAAAAGGGAGAATTTATGGCAAAGTTTACAGACATTTTTAAAAATTCAAATGACTTTAATGAAAAAACTATTATCGGTTTTATGTCATTTGCAGTAATGACCATTGCAATGTTTGTTGATTTAATTACCGGATATTTCGGTAATGAATTAAAATTGAATGAGTACATTTATAATTCATTCGTTGTTGTTACATTAGGTAGCTTAGGTATTGCAGGTTTAGAAAAATTTGCAGGCAAAGGAAAAGATACTACTACTGAGGAAGAATAATGAGTTTAAAAAGTTTACAAGAAAAAATTGGTGTTACGGCAGATGGAGCATTTGGACCGGGCACAATGAAAAAAGCAATGGAGTTTTATAAATTAACTCCAGTTAGAGCAGCTCACTTTTTTGCGCAAACGTCACACGAAACGGGCGGCTTTAAAGCATTTTCAGAAAATTTAAATTATTCAGCATCAGGTCTACAAGGGATCTTTGGAAAATACTTTCCTGGAACATTAGAAGAGTCTTATGCGCGGCAACCAGAAAAGATTGCCAACCGAGTGTATGCAAGCCGAATGGGGAATGGCGATGAAGCATCAGGGGATGGTTGGAAGTATCGGGGCCGAGGTGCACTACAACTCACAGGAAAATCGAATTATCAAGCATTTGCAGAATATCTTAAAAAACCAGAAATACTAGATACCCCAGATCTAGTTGCAACAACATATGCATTTGAATCGGCAATGTTCTTTTTTGATCGTAATAAACTTTGGTCTATTTGTGACCAAGGCGTTAATGATGCAGCTATCTTAGCATTGACAAAAAGAATCAATGGCGGAACTCATGGTTTAGAAGATAGAAATGCTAAAACTAAAAAATATTACCAATACGTAAAATAATATTGAGGAAATTAGTATGAGTTGTTATACAAGAGAACAAATTGAAGCTGCAGTAAAAGCCAAAGGATATGCTTGGTTTGAAGGAGCAAAAGATTTTGATGTTAACATTGTCGGAGTTAGAAATTCTGATACTGGAAATAAAGTAACCAACGCATTTGATGATTGCATCACGATTTCATATAAAGAAGGCGGCGAATGGAAATCACATTGTTGGCCTGCAACAACCGACCCGGGTAAGAAAGGTGTTCAACAATATCATAATGCAGCAGGCGTTGCTCGATTAGTAGAAGGTCAGTATAGAGGATCTCACACTTTAGGTTTACATCAAGGTAAATATGAAGCGTTAAAGCAACAAAAACCGGTTAAGGTTTATCGCGATCCAAATCGTGATTTAACTTATGATGAGAATAAAATAGCTGAAGGGGTATTTGGAATTAATATTCACAAAGCTGGAGCTGATTCAACATATGTAGAGAATTGGTCAGAAGGTTGTCAGGTGTTTAAAAAAGCAGCTGATTTTGAATCATTCATGGCTGTTTGTCGCAAAGCTGCAGCAATTCATGGTAAATCATTTACATATACGTTAATCGAATCAGCGGACATTAAATAATGAAAACAACTACATTAACAACAGTCGGTATATATTCAGCGAGTACGATAATGGCATTTATCTGCACTTATTTTTTCAACTTAGCAATGGCAAATTCAGATCAATATTTGGCATTGGTTGGAGTAGTAATGGCAGATGGCTTCTTTGGTGTAATTGCTGGAGTAAAACGAGAAGGGTTTCAAACCTTTAAAGCACTTAAAGTTTTGAAAACTTTAGTAAGTTGGATTATTTTACTTACAACGTTGTTAATGGTAGAAAAAGGATTTAAAGGGACTAGTTGGTTAAGTGAGACCGTTCTAGTCCCTTTTATTATATTTCAATTAATTAGTGCATTAAAAAATGCATCAATGGCAGGCTTCATTAAAATGGAAGCATTGAATGCAATTCTAGACAAAGTAGATCTACATAAAGGCGATCGTAAATAATTTGGATATAATCTTAATATTCCTTATTATTTATTATGAACTATAAACATTTAGCCTATTCATTTTTAATATTTTTATTTGGTCAAATCGTTGTTTGGATTCAAACAAATGGTCCATTAATTTGGCCATGGGCAAAGGAATATAGATTTTCATTGATGTTATTAGGAGTTCCAATAACGTGGGCTTTTATGGAAGCAACTAGATTATCAGTATCAGGATTTTCTGGGGCTTTTTGGCCTGGCAGATTTCTTTCATTTGTTTCCGGAATAATAATATTTACATTAATGACATATCTTTTTAAAGATGAAGGCATTAATATGAAAACAGCAATTTCTTTAACATTAGCATTCTCTCTTATTTTAGTACAGCTATTTTGGAAATAATGATATTTATAATAGATGCTAAAAGAATATCAGACACATAGTGAATTAAACCCTGTAATATGGAGAGATGGCGAATTATTGCCAAAGCTCCGTGACGGGTTTATGAAAATTGCAGAAAAATTTTATCAATTCTTAGAAATTGATGCACCAATACTCGATGTTATTTTAATTGGTAGCAATGCAAATTATAATTGGACTAAATATAGCGATATTGATTTGCATGTAGTAATTAATTACATGGAAGTTGGAGATAATTTGCATATGACAAAAAATTATCTTCATTTGAAAAAAGCTCTATGGAATCATGAATATCCATTAAAATATAAAGGCATCAATATTGAATTGTATGCACAAGATGCTAATGAAGATTTACATTCTTCAGTTGGCATTTATTCGATAACCCGGGGTAAATGGATAAATCGTCCCAAAGCTGATTTAGTATCAATCGATGATTCATTAATTCAAATGAAAGCAGAGCCATTTGAATATGAAATTACAAATTTAAAGAAGAATCATCCAAATTTAGAAAAAAGAATTCGAGAAATATTATTACGCCTTCGAAATTTGCGTCAAGCTGGATTAGAAGCTGAGGGTGAATATTCAATTGAAAATCTAGCATTTAAATATCTTAGAAATAAAGGTTTAATTGATCGTTTAAAAGAATTATTACATTTAGATACTGTAAAACATTTAACTTTTGAAAACGTTCAATTCGAGTCAGTTAGTAATATGTTAGCTAAACATGTTATGAAAGAAAAGATCATGACTACAGAAGATTGGCATCATGTAATGAAACATACTAATGCAGTTCATGATGCAATGGGTCAGTGGAAACATCCCGGCAAATGCACAATGATTCCTAGTAATCAAATTACCATGAAGCAAGTCCCACATCAAGTTTTAGGAATTGATGATACAGGACATATGCAATTAATGAAACCAGAACAGTCATATACGTTTCCAGGAACTATGGTTTTTGAAATTCCTAGAACACCGCAGTGGCAAACAATGATGATTCAATTGGTAAATAAAGTTAGAAATGGAGGACGTTATGCCAAGTAAAGGTTTAGGCGACGATATTAAAAAAATAACAAAGACAACAGGATTAGACCAATTAGCAAAACAAATTGCTCAACTGTTAAACGAAGATTGCGGTTGTGATGAACGCCAAGATTGGTTAAATGAAAAAACTAAAAATTGGCCTATTTATAAAAAAAGGAACATGAATGGCGGTAATAAATAAAACAGGTATTTCAAACGGCGGCACTATTCAAGCTGAACACATTACTAGAGCTATTGATGCATTAAGTGGTGGTACTACTGATTCAGTTATAGCTACAGGATCATTTACAGGATCATTTACAGGCAATGGTTCTGGATTAACTGGTATTACTGCTACATCTGCAGCAGGAGTTGATTTAACAAATACAACAACAGGAACTGGGCCATATTATCCAATTTTTTCATCAACTACTAGTACAGGTGCAATTCTTCGAACAGACACTTCTACATTTACATATAATGCTACAACGAATACATTAACAGTAACATCATCATATGCTGCGACAGCATCTAATTCAACAAATTTAACAGTAACAGGGCCATTAAGTGGTAGTATTACTGGTTCTAGTACTTTGATTATGAATTTAAGTACATTAGGTACATCTGGACAATTTATATTGCCAACTACGGAACCTACTCAGCCGACGCGCGGTAGTATTTATTGGAATTTTAGTACGGGTTATTTGTTTATTTATGATGGGTCTGCTTGGTTAAACGTTCAATTAACAATCGGCGGATAATAAGGATAAAAATGAAAAAATTAAATGAATGTAGTTGCGGTTGCGGAGGCGATGGCGGGTGTAATGATAATGATAGCAATTATATGTTTTTTGGCAATTTAAAAACGATTAAAAAATATGTAGATGCAATGTTAGAAATGGATGCAGACCAAGTTCAAGAAATATTAAGTAATGGACATGATTGGGCGGCAGATCATATTGCAACATCAAAAGATGATGTACAAGAAGTTGGTGATTTCTTAATGAATGAAATGCAGCATGGCCATGAAATGGATTCATATAATATGCAACAACCTCAATTTATTCCTGCAGGATTCAAAAATCATATGAAACAATTGATGCCGGAGCGTATTGAAAAAACCGAAGCAGGTTATTTTGCTACTACAGAAACAGGTAGACGCTTATCTAAAAAACCTAAATCTAAAAAAGCTGCATTAGCTCAATTAGCTGCAGTTGAAATTTCAAAACATAAAAATAAATAGTTATATGGCATATTTAAATGCAAACATACCCACGATTACATGTTTCATAAGAAATGAATTCATGTTTAATCACGAAAAAGGACACGGAGAATTCACACTCGCAGATGTGCATAGCGTAGCTTCTATACAAAAACGTACTCCATTATTTGAAACATTCTTAGAAAATGGAGTAAATTGGACTAGGCGACCTATACATGCATTTTGCTGGAAGAAAGATGCAGAAAAATTACCATTAACTGAACATGTATATTGGGATTCATTTTCATCATATATTGATGTTCAGATTAGAGAACGATTATCTGGATTGCGAGCTGATTTAATTTCTATTACAGGAGTTAAACGGCAAGGCACATATATGTTTACATTAGATTGGGCACATGAAAATAGAAATGTATTAGATACTAATTTTTCTGAAACACCAGAACACAAATGTGGGCATGTATTTAAAATGGATAATGGTAACTATTTTATTTATCCTAACAATAGAATCATATGGATGGATAATGCATGGACATACAATCGAATTGATAAAAATCCAGGTTACAAAATTGATATGACTGTTTATAGTGTTGAAGGCAAAGGAGGGTTTGAAACAGATTATTCATATATGACTGAATTCAAACAAGATAAAACAAAAAAGTAATATTTATTAATATGAAACTAATAAATTTACTTTTTGAATCAAAAGACAAAAAAGAGACTTTTGAATCATTTGCAGACACTAGAGAAGCGGGTGCTGAGAAGATTGTTGATAATGCAAAGAAAAAAGGAGGCTTAGCTCTTCTTACTTGGCATCATTTCAAAGTTAAATTGCCTTACTACAAAAAAGCTGCGGCTGGTAATTTTGATTTAGATGCAGCAAAAAAAGAATATGATGCTACATATAAAAAGATATCTACATCAATGTCTCAAATTGAATTCCAAAGAGAAGTAGGACGTTTAGAAGTTTTAGGGGAATTAATTATTCGCGAACAAAAAGGCAAATAATGATTAAACTAAAATCTATATTATCTGAAACAGCTAGTCCAAAAGCAATTGAATGGGCGAAAAAGTTTAAAACAGATTTAGGATTAACCGACGAAGCTGCAGCTGCTATGGCTGCTAATATACAACACGAATCTGGATTTATACCAGATCGTATACAAGGAGCGGGAGTAAAAACAGGTACATTAGCTGATTCTGGGGGGCTAGGATATAGTTGGGCACAATGGACATATGGCGCCAGAAAAAAAAAATTTAGAAAACATGTTTTAGATAGATTTAATGTAGATATAAAAAAGAAGCCAGCTACTGATAAATTTGCATATGATTTTTTAAAACATGAAATTATACAGTATCCGGGATTTAATTTTAATAAATTTAAACAATCAACTGATTTAGAACAGGCTACAACTGAATTTGTATCTAAATATGAGCAAGCCGGCAAACCGATGCTGAATACTAGAATTGCATTAGCAAAAGATATTTTAAATGCAATTAAACCAAAACAATCAAAACAAAAAACATCATTGCCTGGTTCGGAATATATGACTATAGGAAAAACATTGTATCCTAGGAATACTTCGAAACATAATTATGCAAATGTTCGAACCGAACCCATAGTTAATAATGGATGGATTAATAATATTATTACAACTATAGAATGGCCTAATCCGGTAGGCGTAGCAAAAGCAAAGAAAACCGATGAGCGAATGATGACTTGGTATTATGTTAAATTACCTAAAAATATAAGTTTACTTCATGATTATGGTTGGGTTCGATTCGATGCAGTAACTATTGATAAAAATTCTAAATTCGTATAATTTGGATAATTTGAATTAATTATATATTATAAGTTATGAATCAGAATTTCATAGAACGTTTATTTGTAGATTCTATTAATATTATGCAAACCGATAAGTGGGAATGGCCTGATCATTGGGATCGAGAAAGACGTTTAAAATTTTTAAATGAGTCATTGCGATTCGCAGAAGATCGAGAATTATTTGAACAATGTGCAATTATTAGAGATGTCAAAGAAAGTTTACACGAAATCTAATAGAGGACCGCATCATGTAATTCTATTCAATGACGATCGAATAACATTTGATCACGTTGTTGATTGTTTGATGTCATATTGCGATTATAATGAGTTACAGGCATATCAATGTGCAGTAATTGTAGATCAAGCAGGGGAATGCTCAATATTTACAGATACATATGATGAATGTATTCAAGTTAGTACGTTATTAAATAAATCTAAATTAAAAACGATAGTTAAAAAATATAAAAAGAAATGATTACTTTTTTTATAAAAATTCGTATAGGTATACTTCATGCTACATATCATAGAAACATGAAGAAAGCAGATATTGCAAGAACTAATCACGATATAGTTTCCTTTAAAAAGTATATTTACCAAGCTGAAGATGCTTGGCGTAAAATAGTTATATTAACAAATAAAATAAAAACAAATGGGTAGAAAATCTGCACACACTGGAGAGTCTCCAAAAGATCGTTCGATCAATATCATGGATAAGTTCATAGCAAAAAATATGAACCGCGAAAAACATCAACCATTTAAATCTGCTAGAAGAAAAGATCCAGATATTCCAATTCATATGTGGCCTTTGAAAGATCAAATCGAATATTGGGAAAATCGTACAGATGCAGATAGATTTGACGATGCTTACCCGGTATATTCATTTTGGATTATAGAAGTTCAAAAACAAACAAAAGTACATTCATCATTTTTTACGGATCGAGCAATGAAACTAAAAGATTTGTTGCAACAAATGTATGATGAAAAAACGATGCCTAAAGATGCAGTTACTGTTCTTCGTAAACACGGAGTATATTAATGGAAGACAAACAATATAAGTATGTATATGGAATCGGTAAGACGGCTCTAGATATTCCAGAAAGTGAAATTCGTTATGCAATGGATAATACAAAATCTAATGCAGAAGCTGCTCGCTTTCTTAAAGTATCATTTACTACTTATAAAAAGTATGCTCGTATGTATACAGACCGAGATTCGGGTAAGACGTTGTATGAGCTACATAAAAATCAATTTGGAGTAGGAATTCCTAAAGATGTTCAAAAAGCATCGAAAGGAATCTATTCGATTGATAATATATTGTCAGGCAAACATCCTAATTATCCTTCATGGAAGCTTCGCAATCGATTGTTAGCATTGGGAGTATTCAAAGAAGAATGTTCTAGTTGCGGTTATAGCGAACGAAGAATAACTGATGATACTGTCCCGGTATTATTAGATCACATCGACGGAGATGAAACAAATCATCAATTGGATAATCTACAAATGTTATGTTTGAATTGTTACTATCAGCAATCAGGTAATCCATATAATGTTGACAAAGAAACATATTGGAATTACAATTTGCTTGAGTGATATTTATTAATATGATATCTTTAAAAAAGTTAATTGTAGAAGGTCGATATGATAGTTTAGTTACTACATTGTCTCGTAAACTATTACAAATAATCAAAGACAGTTATGCTTGTACTAAAGATCCAGAAGGATTCTTCGGCGGAGAAAAAATATACTTTAAAAAAGGCGAAGAAGTTCCACATATTGAAGACTCAAGCCAAATAGATCATATTTACTTTGAAGAAGTAGAGAATCCAGATATTCCATTGGATTTTTATTTGACACTTAAAGTTCAATGGATTGAAGGTTTAGATGATGTACACGTAGGCGGAGATGCATATAATGAAACAAAACGAGGTGTTGCTGATGCTGCACCATTAATTGAAATTCGTTTTAAATTAGATCCTGCAGATTATCCTAAAGTATTATCTGAAATTGCATTTGATCTTCGTGACACACTTCGTCATGAAATTGAACATATCACGCAAAGTGGATGGAATACAATAGATTCAAAATATATTCCGTCAGACCAAGCAATGCGTAATAAAATTGAATCAGGCAAATTACCGCCAGCTCGATACTTTACATTACCAAAAGAAATAGATGCAATGATTCAAGGGTTGTATTTGCGAGCTAAAAAAACACGTACGCCGTTTAAACAAGTTGTTGATAATTATTTAAATATATGGGTTAGCAATCAATCTATAACCGAAATAGATAAACAAACTATCTTAAAGGTTTGGAGAGAACGTTTACCTAAGCTAGGAATTCGTCAGGAGATATAATGATCCGTTTGCAAGACATAATGAATGAAGATTTGCGCCGCTGGGTTAAAGAAAAGTGGGTTGATCAACATGGACGTCCTTGTGGTAATGATAAAACCAAAGGTGTAAAAAAATGTCGTCCTAGCAAAAAAGTTTCTAAAGATACTCCTAAAACATGGAGTTCATTTGATAAAAAAGAAAAGGATTCATTAGTAGCACAAAAGCGTAGAGTTGGTATGGGTAAACGTACTCCTAAAGCTGAAGCAGTTATTGATGAGGAGAAAAAAGCAAAACGAGATGCATGTTATCGCAAAGTTAAAGCTCGTTACACACGCAATGGAGGAACATGGCCGTCAGCATATGGTTCATTGGCTCTCTCAGCTTGTCGTAAAAAAGGTGCTAAGAATTGGGGTAACAAAACAAAAAATGAAGAATTAGAAAAGGAATCCATGGAAGAAATGTCTATTTGTACAGAATGTGCAATTGCAATGATGGAAGATATCAAAGCTGGTAAGTTTGATGTAATAACAGAAGCAGAATACCAAGGTCGCAAAGTTCAATTAGGTAAACCAATGCGTGGCGATGTAAAAAAATTCAAAGTCTACGTTAAGAATGAAAAAGGCAACGTTGTAAAGGTTAACTTCGGCGACCCTAATATGAGAATTCGTAAGAGCAATCCTGCACGTAGACGTTCATTTAGAGCTAGACACCGTTGTCATACAGCCAAAGATAGAACATCAGCAAGATATTGGTCTTGTCGTAAGTGGTAATTTGGATCTTTGTATCCTTTTTCTTATATTTATGTCATGGAAAAGATAGAAGTAACAATGCAGGAAATTTGGCAAGCTACTCGTCCTATCGTGCATAAAAATAAAAAATCATATTCTCGCAAAAAGAAACATAAAAAGTCTGACGAAAGGTTGGATTCGTAACTCTTATTTCATATAATATAGAAAATAAAGAGTTATGAAAAACAAGACAATTGGTGTGCCAACCTTAGTAAATGGCAAACAAAGAATCATCGAATTAGGTACTAACGTAGACATCACGGATAAGTTCCGCGGCATCATGATTAGTCATGCATTTGCAAATGATGAATTATTAGTATTAGATGAATCCACGGGTCGTGCTAAGCGAGTAGCTCGAGAAGGCGAAATCCCAACACCGGAACCCGTAATGGAAATCAAAAAAGAATTAACACCAGAGTTGCAATTAATTAACAATGCTCACAAAATCAAACCAGCATCATTAGAAATGTCTGATGTTAAATGGAAGTATTTAGTTCGTAGTGCAGTCCGCGGAAAGAACATAATGATGGTTGGTCCTGCAGGATGTGGTAAGACACAAGCAGCAAAAGATTTGCCAGTAGCAACCAATCGTCCTTTCTTTTATTTTAACTTGGGTGCAACTCAAGATCCTAGAGCAACCCTTATCGGCAACACTCACTTCAAAGATGGCCAAACCACTTTTGACGAGTCTGCCTTTGTGAAAGCAATTCAAACCGAGAATGCAGTTATCCTTATGGATGAGTTGTCTCGTGCGCACCCTGAAGCTTGGAACATCTTGATGACAGTATTAGATGAAGGTCAGCGTTACCTTCGACTTGATGAAGATATTAATGCTCCATTAGTAACCGTAGCTCCAGGCGTATCTTTTATTGCTACAGCAAACATCGGTACCGAATATACATCGACACGCGTATTAGACCGTGCATTGATGGACCGTTTTGAAATTATTGAAGTAGATATTCTTTCTTTATCTCAAGAAGAAGACTTATTGACACGTCGCTTCGGAGATTCAGTGTCTGCAAAAATGATTCATGCAGTTGCAGACATTGCAGATGCAACACGTAAAGAATGGAGATCAGAAGAAGGCAAACTTACCACAATGGTGTCCACTCGTATGACGGTGCGAGTATGCGAATTGTTAGCAGATGGCTTCTCTTTAACTGAGGCAGCAGAGGTAGCAATTCTTCCATTCTTTGATGCATCAGGCGGTTCTGACTCTGAAAGGACGTTTGTCAAGCAGATCATCCAGAAGCATATGGCAACTGAGATGAATGACATCTTCAATACAGGAGATGTTTCAATGGATACGGAACCAACGCCATTTTAATTTTTCATAGCTCGAAAAGGGAGGCGAGAAATTGCCTCCTTTTTTACTGTTCTGGTTGGATAATTGAAATGAATTTCATATAATATATAAAAATAAAAGAGCTATGAGTATTATCGACAAAATCATTAATGGCAAGTATACAAGCAATCAAGCATCTAGCTT